TTATCTGAAGTTTTTGATGTGACTCCTATACCAGAAGAAAAAAAAGTTTCTTTGCCTGTAGTGTCCGCCAAATATAATGAAGCAGATATCAAACAAGATTTAAATGATGCGTATCAGCAATCAAAAGAAAATCTACAAGGCATTATTGACCAAGGCAAAGAAGCCATGGAAGAAATATTAAATATTGCTAAAGCTGGACAACACCCACGAGCATTTGAGGTGTATTCTGGTCTATTAAAAAATATGACCGAAGCCAATGATAGATTATTAAAGATACAAAAAGAGATGCGTGAAATGGAAGGTATTAAAAAAGAAACTAATAATACCAATATTGATAAGGCTATTTTTGTTGGTTCAACTTCTGAACTCAGCAAACTACTAAAAAACAATGCCAGCAAAGAATAAAGAAAGTTACCGTGATAACCCCCTACTCAAACGAGTAGGAGTTCAAGTCAATTTTACCCAAGACCAAGTTGATGAATATATCAAGTGTTCTAGGGATCCTATCTATTTTGCCAAATACATTAAAATTATTACACTAGATGAAGGTGTAACTGATTTTAAAATGTATGATTTTCAGCAAGACATGATACGAACTTTTCATAATAATCGTTTCACTATTATGAAATGTCCACGACAGGTGGGTAAAACGACCACCACGGTGGCGTATCTTCTTTGGACAATACTCTTTCAAGATGCACAATCAATTGCCGTTTTGGCCAATCGTGGTGAAACTGCTCGTGGCATTCTTGGTAAATTACAGTTGGCGTATGAGAATCTACCTATGTGGTTACAGCAAGGTGTAGTTGAGTGGAACAAAGGTCGTGTAGAACTAGAGAATGGTTCTGTGATTATTGCTTCTTCAACTTCTTCTTCAGCGGCTCGTTCTGGTTCGTTTAACATTGTGTTCTTAGATGAGTTTGCTTTCGTACCATCTAATATTGCCACAGAATTCTTTACCTCAGTTTATCCTGTTATTACTGCTGGTACAAAAACAAAGATTATTATTGTTTCTACACCCAATGGTATGAATTTGTTTTATAAGATATGGACAGACGCCATCAATAAACGAAACAACTATGTGCCGTTTGAGGTACATTGGTCTATGGTACCTGGTCGTGATGACAATTGGAAAGAAGAAACGATTCGTAATACTTCTGAACACCAGTTCCGTCAGGAGTTTGAAACAGAGTTTTTAGGTTCTACCAATACTCTTATTTCTGGTACCAAATTACAGAAGATGACCTTTAAACCACCTATTGCTCAACACGATAAGATGGTAATCTATGAACATCCGGCCAAAGGTGATGATGAGTTAACAAAAGACCACTTGTATTGTATTACCGTGGATGTATCAGAAGGTCGTAATCTGGACTGTTCAGCATTTTCTGTATTTGATATATCGACCACACCATATCGTCAGGTGGCAACCTATAAGAGTTCTTCTATTTCACCAATATTATTTCCTACGGTGATTCACAATGCCGCTCGGTACTATAATGATGCCTACATTTTGGTTGAAATTAATAACAATCCACAGGTGGCTGACATCATACACCAAGATTTAGAGTATGAAAATCTTTGGAAAGTATTTACAGGAAACAAAAAACCACAGCAGTTACATAGTGGATTTGGCCGAGGCATACAGATGGGACTTAAAATGTCTGTGGCCGTCAAACGAATTGGTTGTTCTAATTTAAAAACATTGATTGAAGGTGATAAGTTGTTGATTCCAGATTTTGATACCATCTCGGAACTAACAACCTTTGTGGCCAACAAAACATCATTTGCGGCAGAAGATGATAATAATGATGATTTAGTAATGACTTTAGTACTTTTTGGTTGGGTAGCCACTCAAAAATACTTTAAAGACATTGTAAACCACGATATTCGTAAACAGATTCAGTTAGAAAATATGAATCAGTTAGATGAAGAAGTTCTTCCAGCACCAATTCTTGATGATGGACTTGGACTGAGTGACAGATATGAAAATATAGACGGTGATTTATGGGAAGTTGCCGATGGTTCAGAATTATATTCACAATTTATTAAAGATGCCACGAGGAATCTCTAAATATGGCCTTTCATAAATATTCGTATGGTATCTTAATTGCCAATATAACATCATATTCAAGGAGATAATAAAATGGCATTTCAAATCTCTCCAGGCGTAAATGTATCTGAAGTTGACTTAACCACAGTCGTACCTTCAGTACTAACTACCGCCGGTGCTTTTGCTGGAACATTTAAATGGGGTCCAGTAAATAAAAGAATTCAAGTAGATAGTGAAATTACTCTCGTAAGTTCATTTGGTTCACCAGATAGTAACTCAGCAACATCGTTTTTTACTGCTGCTTCTTTCTTAGCTTACGGTAACAATCTTCAAGTTGTTCGTTCTTCAGGTGCAGCGTCTTATAACGCATCTGCAAACTCTTTAAACTTTTTAAAAGTAGACAACGAAGAAGTTTTTCAAGCTGTATACTTAACCAATTTAACAAATGCAAACACCAATGGTCCATTCTTTGCTCGCTATCAAGGAGTAATTGGTAATTCGTTAACTGTTTCTGTACTTGACGCTGGCGCAAGCTTTAGTGGTTGGACAGTAAATGGTATTAATGTTTCTACATATTTTAATGGAGCTCCAGGAACTTCAGCACAAGCTACAGCTGCTGGCGGTGCAAATGACGAAATTCACGTTATTGTTACCGATTCTGGTGGTCTTTTCACTGGTACAAAAAACACAGTACTAGAAGTTTATCCTTATCTGTCAAAAGGATCAGACGCCATAGATGCTTTAGGTAATTCAAATTACTATAAAAATGTAATTTTCAATAATTCAAAGTATATTTTTGCTGCAGATCCAGTCAGTTATTCAACTACAAGTTCCACATGGGGACGTTCTTTATCCAATACTAATTTTGCAACAGTATCTACTGCACAAACAATTAAATTAGTTAATGGTACAGATGATGTTCCTGTTACAGCAAACTTACAAACCAGTTTTAGTTTATTCCAAAATGCTGATGAAGTTAATATTTCTTTAGTATTAACTGGTGATGCCAATATTGCAACACAACAATACGTAATTGATAACATTGTCAATAGTCGTAAAGATTGTTTAGCATTTGTTTCACCACCATCAGCAAACGTAATTAATCAAATTGGTAATGAAACAACCAATATTACAGCATGGAACACAGCTCTTGCTCGTTCAACATCTTATGCTGTTGCTGATTCTGGTTGGAAATATATGTTTGACAAATACAACAACGTCTATCGTTGGGTGCCATTAAACGGTGATATTGCTGGTCTTTGTGTTAATACAGACAATGTTCGTGATCCATGGTTCTCACCTGCTGGTTTCAATCGTGGCAATCTAAAGAACGTTGTTCGTCTGGCATGGAACCCAACTAAAACAAACAGAGATACATTGTATGCTCAAGGTGTAAATCCAGTTGGTACTTTCCCAGGAAACGGCACAGTATTGTATGGTGATAAGACATTACAGACCAAACCTTCTGCTTTTGACCGTATCAATGTCCGTAGATTGTTTATTGTATTAGAAAAAACAATTGCTCAAGCCGCTCAGTATTCATTGTTTGAATTTAACGATGAATTTACCCGTGCTCAGTTTGTAGCATTAGTAACACCGTTCCTCCGTGATATTCAAGGTCGCCGTGGTATCTATGACTTCCGTGTTGTTTGTGATACAACAAATAATACAGCTCAAGTTATTGATTCTAACCAGTTTGTTGGTGACATCTATATCAAACCTGCTCGTGCTATCAACTTCATCCAGTTGAATTTTGTTGCAGTAAGAACTGGTGTTGATTTTACTGAAGTCGTTGGGCAGTTCTAATAAATAATTCAACGATATAGGAGAAAAGAATGGCATTCAACGTAGCAGAATTTAGAGCGAATCTGATTGGTGACGGTGCACGTCCCAATCTATTTCAAGTCACGCTCACTTTTCCAACGATTGCAGAAAATGGTACTGCAGCAGGTCAAAAAACCACATTTATGGCTAAAACTGCTCAGTTACCTGGTTCAACAATCGGCCAAGTACCGTTGTATTATTTTGGCCGTGAACTAAAGTTTGCTGGTAATCGTACATTTACTGATTGGACATTACAGATTATTAATGATGAAGATTTCACAGTTCGTAAAGCTTTAGAATCGTGGATGAACGGCATCAATAGTCACGCAGGTAATGTTCGTACTGGTGCCGCATCTGGTCCATCTGGTTACACAGTTGATGCAACAGTTACACAATATGGAAAAACTGGCGACACATTGAAAACTTACAAATTTGTTGGTTTGTATCCTCTTGATCTGGCCCCCATTGATTTAGATTGGGGTTCTAATGACACTATTGAAGAATACGCAGTAACATTCGCATATCAATGGTGGGAAACAGATACAACAACTTAATTTATTTTATTTTACGAGAGAGACCAAGGTCTCTCTCATTATGTTTTTTTGAATTGGAATAACACAATATGGCAGCTAATAAATTCTCTCTTTTTGGTTTCACAATTGCACGAAATAAGGTCGAAGAAGATCAAACCGTGCAACAATCTTTTACGCCTCCATCAAACGATGATGGCGCTCTCACAATTACCTCAGCCGCTTATTATGGAACTTATGTTGACCTAGACGGCACAGCCAAAAATGATGTAGAACTTATTTCACGGTACCGTGAGATGTCAATGCAACCAGAGATTGAATCAGCTATTGATGATATTGTTGGTGAAGCAATTTGCCAAGATGATGATGGCAAGATTCTTCAAATCGTGTTGGACGATTTAAAACAACCAGACAAAATTAAAAATGCCATTAAAGCCGAATTTGAAACAGTAATGAAGCTTTTAAATTATAAAAATATGGCACAAGATATCTTCCGTAGGTACTATGTTGATGGGCGCCTATTTTACCACATCATAGTGGACCAAACCAAACCTATGGAAGGTGTTAAAGAATTACGATACGTTGATCCACGTAAACTACGCAAAATACGTGAGATGAAAAAATCAAAAGATGAGCGTACTGGCGTAGAGATTATGAAGGTGATAAATGAATACTATCTCTATAACGATAAAATTAATACTGGTGCTTCTTCTAATTTTGGTCCCGTGGGTGTACGAATTACAACTGATTCTATCATATCTGTTGTTTCTGGTTTAATGGACTCTCGCCGTGCCGTAGTTCTATCATACCTACACAAAGCAATTAAACCACTTAATCAGTTACGTATGATTGAAGATGCAACTGTTATCTATCGAATCTCACGTGCACCTGAGCGCCGTATTTTCTATATTGACGTAGGTAATTTGCCTAAGTTAAAGGCAGAACAATATCTCCGTGACATCATGGTAAAATACAAGAACAAACTTGTATACGATGCCAACACAGGTGAAGTCCGTGATGACCGTAAATTCTTATCCATGATGGAAGATTTCTGGTTGCCACGCCGTGAAGGTGGAAAAGGTACAGAGATTACTACACTACCTGGTGGTCAAAATCTAGGTGAGTTAGAAGATGTCAAATACTTTGAAAAGAAACTATACAAAGCACTTAATGTTCCTGTATCACGTTTAAATCCAGAAACATCTGGTTTTTCTCTTGGCCGAACCAATGAGATTACCCGTGACGAATTAAAGTTTGCTAAATTTGTAGACCGTTTACGTAACAAGTTCTCTGACCTATTTGACCAAGCATTACGAGTACAATGTGTATTAAAAGGTATTTGTACAGACCAAGAGTGGGACGATTTTAGAACCAACATTCATTATGATTTTATTAAAGACAACAACTTTACTGAACTCAAAGATGCCGAGTTAATGAAAGAAAGATTGGCTCTGTTAGCAACAATAGATCCATATACTGGTCGTTATTTCTCACAATCTTGGATTCAACGAAATGTTCTCCGTCTAAACGATGATGATATCAAAGAGATGCAAATTGAGATGGACGAAGAAAAAGAAGCAGGTCTTGGATTACCAGTTGGTGTAACAAATGATGTGGCACAGGCACAAATGATGTCACAAGTACCATCACAACCACAACATCCGTTAGACCAAGAACATGAGGCAGAATTAGCACAACAAGCAGCCGCTAAGTCAAGTGTTAAAGAAGAAACCAATACATTGGTGAAACTAAAGCGGATATTATAAATATTTGAATTGGAGATTAAAAAATGACAGATACCACAAGACAGATTATTGATTTTGCACAAGATGACAATGGCGTAGAGTTCCGCAATGCTTTGTATTCGGCAATCCACGACAAAGTAACGGATCATATTGAAGCAAAAAAGCAAGAGATTGCACATAGTTTAATTGCACCACAACAAGAGATGGATCAGGAAGATTCACAGACCGAAGTAGAACAACAGGAAACAGAAGTTGAAAACACTTAAACAACTAATGTCTGAGGCCAAAGAGAAAAAAGAAACTCAAATGGATCCTCCAGCCGTTTTGATGATGAGGAGAAAGTCAGTCAGACAGTTCTCTGATGGTCAGCGAGTGGCATTATATTATGTGGATAAATTAGATAAATATGTAACCGTACCTTATACAGCAATGAAATGGTCCTCTACAGTACCATTAGAATTTAAATAGGATAAAAAATGGCAATCGCAAACAGCATACAAACTTTAGTTGATACTAATTCCAGAACCGTTATTAAACGTACTGGTATTCTCGATTCTGACGAAAATCAAACAGTCATCATTGAACCATTAAAGTTATTTGGTGCACTTAATGCTAATGGTGCATATTATCAAACAGGCAATACAACTACTGCTGGTTTAGCCAATTCTGCATTTACTATTTCCAGAGTTATTGCTTCCGTTGATGCTGAAGTTGGACACTTACAATTACAATGGCAAGGCACTACTGCTTCTGCAACTGTGTGGGCATTTGGTGTTGGTTTTCATGATACTAATCCACAGTATCAGTTCCCTTCAATTACAAACAATGCAACCGGTCCTACAGGCAACTTAACACTCAGAACAGTTGGTACAACTGCTAATGCTTGTTATACAATTATGATTGAGTTACATAAAAACAACAAGTATTATGACAGAGGCCAATTGACCGATCCAGCAGCATTTAACTATGGTGCATATGGTCTAACACCGTAATGAAAAATTTTATTGATGCTA